GAGTTCCTGTTGTTGCAGTTGGTTCTGTAACTTGATAACCTCTCTGTTGGGCAGAAACTTCTTGATCTGCAGCAGTCCTACCAGCACCTTGTCTGAATACTAACTTACCACCCTCAGTCTTAGCTACAATCTTACCTGATTTATCAACCCAATTACCCTTACCATCTCCTTCCAGGCCAAGTTTATGCGCTCTCTCTGAAGCGGTAGTCTTTCTTGCCTCTGAAAGGAATTTAAAGAAACTTTTCATTACTTCCAATTTTCCATAAAAGTATTTATAAAGTTGTCTTTATGCATACAAAAGATCTTCAAGGGGATTAGTTTCGGGAACATCACGAGAGAGAACATAATTCATAATTAGAAGTTCTTCCTTCTTGTTTTTGTTTTCAGAACGGTGAGCAAGACTATAACGGAACTCAAAGTTCTCCATATGATAGTCAGCAAACTGTTCACGCAACCATTCATGTTCATTGTAAGTGATCATCCAGTTATGTGGAGTATCCTTACAAGCTTGAACAAAGTCTTCATGAGAGAATCCAGTGTGCATCTCTTTGTTCTTACCATACAACATATCTTTGATCAGATATGGAGGATCAAGGAACACAAAAACATCTTGGCCAGGAGCAGTCATCAGATCACGATAGTCCTGATTAGTAATCCTCCAAGGTTGAATGATCCGACTGATCTCAGAAAGTTTTTTGATCTTACTCTGAGAGAAGATAGTATTCTTGTAAGAGTCTCGAATGAAAGCATTCTTGTTCTGTTCAGTAAAACCACCGAAACTAGAACGATTCAGAATATAGAAAGAAGTCGCAATATCAAAAGGATCTGTAGAAGTATCAATCAGATCCCTCATGTCAGAATACAACTGACGATGTTTCTCTTCAAGTTGAGTCACATCTTCAGCTTCACAAGCTTTATCCTTCAGTTCCAGGAGACGATTCACAAGAGAATCCGAGTTGGTCTGAAGTTGAGTCCAGAAGCAATAAAGATTGTAATACAAATCATTTACCCAAACAGGAATGTCTGGATACATGACAGAAAATGCAAGAGCACAAGAACCACCACCAAGAAAACCTTCACGGTATTCCTTGATCTCTTGAGGAATCATGTTCTTACGGAACAGATAGTAAATGATTCGTGACTTACCTCCAGGATAACGGAGGACAGTAGGATACTTACGGCGTTCTTTCATAGTCATAACCTTTGCATAGTAATCATACCACCTCAGAAGGGTGGTGTCAAATCAGAAAAACTTATTGTTCTTATTGTATTTCTTTATAAATCTTACACAATCCACATTATCATACTCACAGTCTTCTTTGAATACTCTTCCAGCTTTCCTATCATTTAGAATTTCATCATCAATTAGACCTAGTTCTACAAGAGTTCTATTTACAGCTTTTGGACTTCTCTCCTCATTTCCAGCTTTGATAGCTTCAGCCCAACCATCCATATATCTTTGACGGTCTGCTGGTTTTGCATTTGCCATTGATTGAAGAAATCCACGATAGACATTTTCTTGAAGGGCAACTGTTCTTCTACCAGATGGATCGGTAATTCCACGAGTAAGTCCAGAAGCTTTTAAGAGTTGTTTACCAAGTTTTGACTTCAATCCAGCTGCCTTTTTCTTACTAGCGTCATCACCAGCTGCTTTACGAAACTCATTTCTAAGCTCCGTATATCTTTGATCATCTTGATTGAAATGCTCGATCAAAATATCTTTGGTAAGTTCATCACTCAAACCTTTACCACCTTTTCCTAGGAGAGTTTTTACCAATTGATCTCCAACAGATCCAATTTCATTTGCCTTTTCAAATAACTTTTCAATACCACCAAATTCTTCTTCAGATTTATTTGCATGAGGATCAACTTCTCTCTCAAAGAAATCTTTCATTGATAAATCAACTTTTTTCTGATTAATATTTGAGTTAATCAGAGTAAAGTTTTTATCATTTTCTCTTTCTTCAAACTCTTTTTTACCTGGTTTTCCCCCATCTTTATTAGTAAATCCACGAACATGTTCCAAATCCATGGCTTGAATATCAAGAGGAAGTCCAGTGTACGCATCTCGTCCACCTTGTTCCAAATAAATTCTCCACATCAATTTAGCTCTATCTTTATTACTGGCGGCACCTCTCCTTACACTTCCATCTTCATTATAACCCAAGAAGTGTATGTCTTTATGAGGTTTATCGTCAGAAACATACTTATCATTTGTGACTTGTCCCTTACCACTCAAAGATTTTTTAAATGCTTCGGGGAGAATTTCAAATGATGCATCCACAAATTCATCAGATACCTCATTAGATCTTACAGAACGAACAAATTTTTCAATCTGTTCGGGAGATCCATCACCATATCCAGTCATCAATCTATCTCTGTTTGCGACTAAGTTTTGAATATCAGCATATCCAAGGTTATTTTTGCCAGCTCCAGTATTAATTCTTCCCTCAAAAGTTTTTGCATTCGCAACAGACTTCAAGAATGAAGACTTAGCAGTTTTATCTGGTATTTTTGAAAGACTTTCTTTAAATGCTCCATATTGTTTCTCTAGAGCCTTTGCTTTTCTTTCACTAATTTCCTTTAATTGTTCAATATTGCCAAGAACATCTTTTTCATATTCAGCAAGTTCTTTGTCAAAATCTTCCACTTCGTCACTTATGTCATAAACTCCTCCAGATTTTTCAAGTTCTTTAATATCTTCATCTTCTTTTTCTACAACTACATCATCAATAGTTCTGAACTCTTCAGGTTCTTTCTTAGGTGGTTCTTCTACCTGTGGTTCAGGTTGAGGTTCTGGTTGTTGTTGAGCTTCCAGTTCAGCTTGGGCAGCTGCCTTCTCAGCCTCAATGTCATTGAAAGCTTTATCAATATGAAATTGTTTTCTTTCTTTTGTATAATGAGGCCAAAGACCTTGAGAAGCAGCAATAGCTCTCTGAGTAGCCTCATACTCTGGATCAAGTTCAATCGTAGGGACTGGTGGGGGAACAGGAGCCTGTCCCTGAGGACCTCCTGTAGGTCCTGGAGCGGTCTCACCAGGTTTGACCTGAGCATCCTGTCTGAACTGGCCTAAGGTCTTTGGTTGGGTTGGAGCTCCTGCTGCTAGTTTCTCCTGACCCTGATCATCAACGATTTCTTTAAATTTAATTCCGTCTGCCCTATATCTCTTCCCACTCTTGGGATCCATCCATACATTACGGCGTTGCCACTCATATCCCAACTCCTTCGCTCTCTCAGAAGTTGTACTTTCTATGAGTTGTTTATATTCCCTTATGAAAGTATATACGCTCTTCATTTTTTAGAATTGATATACTTTATTTATTATGAGATCTTAGTTGAGCATTATAAAACCCCTCAACTAAAAAGTCAAGGGGTTAGAGCAACCTTCCGTGGTTATTTATTTACCAGATCTTTTATCCAGTTTTTTAAATGCTCTTTCCTGACCACGCTCACGATTAATAGATTTATACTTGTCCTGATAAGTTGCGGTTCCTTGATCCCACTTTTTATTTAAATCTTGATGACTTTTATCCGACTTTTTAATGTAAGCACGTAACTTACGATTGGAGAGTTCATTAAGTTGTTCTTCGCCAAGAATAATACTCTCTCTCCACTCTTCACTCATGTTTGCCATGATTGCGATTGCTGCTTCTTCAGTATCAGCATATCCTTCATCAAGAAGATGACCTTTTACAAGATCAAACATATCAAGACCAGAAACAATGCTTCCAGGTTTTCTAGAACCCATTGGTCTAGTTGTTGGTGATGGTTTTGCTGCGGATGTAGTTGGTGTTGCACCAACACTTCCTCTTGCTGCCATACTACGAATATCAGAGGATTTATTTCCTGTGTTAATAGGAGCACCTTGTCTGACTTGAGATCTACCAATCATGTCAGTGATTGATGTGTCTTTCTTATATCCAGATGTTGTTGGAGCTGGTTTTGCTTGTGGTGCAGCTGGTTTTGCTTGTGGTGCAGCTGGTTTTGGTGCTGATGCGGCTGGTCTAGCTGTTGGTGTAGGAGCTGGTTTTGCTTGTGGTGTAGGAGCTGGTTTTGCTTGTGGTGTAGGAGCTGGTTTTGCTTGTGGTGCTGGTTTAGCTGGTCTCAGCGAACCAGGTGATGAGCCACCACCTCTTCTGCCACCCATTCCCCCACCTGCAGGACCTGAAGTTGACGGAGTTGGTTTCCAAACATTTGGATTAGATCCGGTGACTCTTCCACTTTTAGCGCTAGCCTCATCAATTTCTTGGGGAGAATAAATCTCAGCGTATGCTTCTGCCAAACCTCTAAAGATCTTTGATTCCATTTTTACAAATACTTTTCAAATATTTATAAAAAAAAAGACCCCGAAGGATCAGACACCAAGAACGGCACCAATACTATCATCAAGATCTCGAATCACAGAACGGATATCGGTAATACGAGGAGGAACACTTGCCTCATCATAAGTATATCCTACTTGAGATTCAAAAAGAACTTGACGAACTGCAGCAGCTGCACGAGCATCAAGGTTAAGTGTTACTTGTTTTTCTTCAGTCACAGGTCTCCCTCCACACGATTTTCAGAACGTTCAATACTAAAAGCACCCTCAGGATAGCGAGCACTTAGTTTCTCAAAGTTCATTTGGATTACTTCCTCAATAGAAATATCAAGACCCAAACATGCTTGAGAAACATACCACATCACATCACCAAGTTCACGCTTTAGGTGAAATAGATTTTCTTCTGTTACTGGTTTACCTTGGAAAACAATCTTCTTCACAATTTCGGTGAACTCACCTGCCTCAGCAGACATACCTACAGCAGCAGTAAGCAGTCGCTCGGTAGGAAATCCGTTCTCACGAAGTTCAAGGAGACGATCGATGAACGGGGTGTGTTCTTTACTAGGTTGAGAGGTAGTCGTATTAACGAACTCGACATACTTGTTAAGATCAATAGTCATACAATAAAAGGTTCTAGTTCAGTTGGGGGTAAAATTTGTTGCGCTGGAAGTTGAAAATCATCATCCAGTCTTACATGAGGAACATTAATTGTCTCAGGATTCAGATGTTTAACCTGACGATAGGTTCTTGTGGAATCAAATTCGACAAGCATAATAGCATCTCGGATATGTCCACAATCGGCAATCTTGTTACCGTTTTTGTCAAACACCGAATAATAATTCAAAACTTAAATCCCTCAAATGATTTCTTTGGTTTTCTTTCTTCAAAATCATACTCTTCTTCTTGTTTATTGTCAAGAATACCATTTTGAGCGGCTTGATCACAATCATAAAGACGCATCTTAGCACGATCAATGCCAATCACAAATCTCTTATGAATGGTAGGGTCATTGTATCGGTTCTTGAGTTGTTTCACAAGAATCTGTCCAAGTTCCTCTAGTTCTTCTGTTGAGATCAGAGCAAACATTAAATCAGCAGTAGCAGGAAGACCAAATGATTCCGAAGTATCCGTAAGGTCAACATCGTTATTACTAAATCCAGAACGAGTTGTCTGAGTAGCACTTACAATAGGAACATTGAATTCCACAGCAAGTCCACGAAGTTCTTCTGCAATTGCTTTTACGAATGTGTAAGAGTTGATATTTGCATTTCCACGATAACGAGAAGACGAACAAATATTCAGATAGTCGATGAAAATAATATCTGGACGGAATGATTTCTTCAATGCAAGTTCATTCAGAAGAGATTTGAAATGCCCTGCATGTGCAGAAGCAGTTGGATACTCTTTGATAATTAAACTACCTTGTGTCTTCTTCGCAAGGTTTGTGACCTTGTTCTCAAACATCTGCTTCGGAAGTTCTGCAATATCTTGAATCGGAACATTCAAAAGGTTTGCGTCAATTCGTTCAGCAATTCGCTCTTCCGCCATTTCAAGAGTGATGTACAAAACGTTCCTGCCTTGCAATAAGACGGAAGCAGCCACATGGCACATAAAGAGACTTTTTCCGACACCCGTACCAGCCAGAGCGATATTGAGAGTCTTATTAGGTAGACCACCTTTTGTGATCTTGTTAAAAAAGTCAAGGTCGAATGGAATTTTATCTTCCTTCTTGTGGTAAAAATCATAACGAGATT